GAAATTATTCCATTTAGTGATCCTCCAAGTACCATCCTGAAGGTTCACTTTAGTATCGAAAACGAATATGTACTGAGAACTTGGAAACGAGATAATATAAAGACCGGCATATGGATCAAAAGAGGATTTAATATTTCCAATAGGCTCAGTCTGTGCTATAAGCAACAAAGCGTCACGTACGTTGTTTGAAATCTGTCTAATAGGATTAGATCGCTCAATAAGCAATCTTTGTAGGCTGGTTACCCCAAACTGGCTGAGAAATACTAGGTCGGTTCCGTTAACGTTCTGTACGCTATCTCTGGCTATACACCCCACTCCTGGAATAATGTCGTATACGTATATACCAGTAGGATCTAGTCCTATGGGAGAAGCCGTAGAACTGGTATAGATTATGATGTTCTTAGAGCCAAAGATTATCAGGAAGTTGTTGAAGGCAGCAAGGGCGACGATACTGTCATTTCCAGTTCCCCAGACTGACGTGAGATTAATGGACCCCGCTCCAGTGATATTCCAGTTGGTAGCGTCCAAAAGGTTACAGTATTTGAGGACTTGTCCTGTACTATCTGAACCCCAGAGGCGCCCAAACGCACTAAGCAGCTCATTTCCATTCGGTACACTCCCGGAGGCGGCAGAGACTGCGGTGAAATTTCCAGTACCGGTGTACTGAATAAGAGGATGGCCGGATTGGAGCCCATAGCATAACCCATTAAAGTTTACGAATTTCCAGTTATCGGCCGTAGGAGTAAGTGTTCCTGTAATATTGGTAAGTGAAGTAGTACCAGCATAAATGCTATTGCCACCAGTACTGATAACGCTATTAGAACCAGAAATCGGCACATATTCGAAAATAGTCTTTACTATAGGCGAACCACTCATAGGAGTGGTATTAAGAGGAGATCCCCATCCATATCTACTGGCTAGGATACCCTCACTATTGAAAACCATATTGTCGGCTTGGGTAGCCCATTGAGAAGGAAGCAGGTTATTGGATTGCTGAAGATTAAGCCCCCAAATACCAGTAGCCACTCTAGCTATAGGGCTAAGAGGGGCGTTACCAGTTAGTACTGGATAGGCACCTGACACTAGTACTGACCTCCAAACGGAATAGCTACCTGCTGACCTTGGGCACTAATGGATTGGTCTTGCGATATAGCATCTACGAGTGTAGTCTCTACCTTTTGCTGGGTAAGGGTAATAGTCTCCCCAAGCTCCTCTCCTCGTTCATATAAGCAATATAAGTACGCTTTCTGAACTACCGGAGCATAAGGTACTAAAAGAGTATCCGTATCGTTTACTAGATCAGTCTGAGGATTAACCACCATACCGTTGAGGGTATAAGAATTATTAGGGATATTGTATAAAAGTAAAGTCTTGTTCCACGCACCAGCCGTAGGGGTTGAGGCGGATTGGAGTAGTTGCCACCACTGAGGAATATCATTAACAGCATTGTTCACCGTAACCTGATGGGTTACAATGTTCTCTAGAGAAGGCTCATAAGTGAGTAAGTTCTCGAAATTCTTAGTGGTATTAATCAATAGAGGAACGTTCCTGTACGTATCTATCCATAGTCTAGTCCTATCGGATAAAGGTCTTAAGGAACGAGTAATAAAGCTATTGGTTTCATAGCTGTACTGTCCTTGGACTACAGGTACGATGAACCAATCCATAAGGTGGGACCACTGCCAAGCGTCCTCTACTTCTCGCTTAGCGTCATTAATGAAAGCTCCCACCATCGAAGAATAAGAGGAGGCGCCGTTAGTGACGACGGCGCTCTCCCGAAGACGGATCAATACGTCATTTACCAATTGAAGGTATGTTCGTGCCACTATAGATCCTTTAGCCCTTAGGAGGCCGGAACGATCACGGAGAACCCGCGATCCAAGGCCCGGTTAGCCTCGGTCTGGACGACCGCTGCGCCGAAGGCCGTATCTGCCACGATGGCGTCCGAAAGGAACTCCACCTTGTACTGCGCCTGAACCCGAGGCTTAATCTGAGAGATCAAGATCATCGAGCTCTGGTGAGCGTAGAGTACCTGGCGATACGCCGTAGCACCGTCGGTAGCGTCGAACGAGGAACAATTCGAAGAGACGTACACGGGAGTACCGTAAAGGTTACCCACATAGCCGTTCCGAATTGGACTCTCACCACCACCTTCACCAACGAACGCTTGCTCAGTGAAGCGAGGGACGCCCAAGAGCTTCCTCTTGGTTACCGGAGGCACAACCCAAACGCGGTTGTCCCCAGGAACGTCCAGGTCATCGAGGCTCTGCATGAGCCGACGAATACCGTCGTCCGTAAGATCGGTGCCGTTACCAGTGTTCGTGTTCGCGGCCGGGTTCCAGGCAGTAATGCCGTCCCCACCGATAACTGAACCACCGGAAGCCTTCGAGTTCGGAGTACCGTAAACGATTGCGGCTCCGTTCTGAAGGGTCGCTGCCACCTGGTCGTGCAGATAGCTATCCACGGCAAGAGCCAGAGAATAAGCCATATCGTTCACGATAAACCGACGCAGGGAGGGAAGATTCTGTTTCTCGACGAGATCCGGAATCTGCTTACCCTGAACCCACCACTGATTGATAGCAATAGTGAAATCGTTGGTCGTCGGAGCAGTGAAAGTCACTGCCTGACCGGGGGTGCTAAAATACTGGGCCGCAGTACCACGGGTGCTGGTCGGGATGTGGACGGTATCACCGTACTTACCGGTGAAATCCATATTATCCACAAGATTTGCCAGCACTAGATTCTTCTTGTACCTTACAGCAAGCTCGTCCGACCAGAGTTCTGGGATGAAAAAGGACGTGTTGCTAAAGGTTAATTGACCAGTGCCTAAAGCCATAGTTAATTTACCTCAATTGGGGATTATCCCCTATATTCTACTTAATTCTATCTTCCGCGTAGGCGCTCAGATACTCTTTCTGGAATTCTGGATCTTCCCATCGAGCTTTAGCAGCCATGTCACCGTTCATAGCTCTAATCTGAAGTTCTGCTAGCTTGGCTCGGCTATACACAGGCTTGCCTACAGGCTCTCCTGGGCTAGATTTAACCGTAGTAGCAGCTTTAGTCTTATCCGCTATGTTCTTCTGTACACTCTGCTGAGCAGCTTTATGTTCGTTCCAAAGTTCCCACAAATCGTTACCGGCATCAAAGTCGTACTGATTTAACCCGGAGATGAGCTTCTTCCTAGCCGTTGAACCGGCTACCCAAGACTGAAACTCAGGATCTTGCACATCCTTGAGAAAGTCGGGGTGCTTGGCTTCAAAATCGTTCTGGCTTAGCTTCTTCTCTAGATTATCTAGTCTCTGAGCGGTAGCTGTAGCTACAGGCCGGATAGCCTGGTCTAAAGCTTTCTGAGGGTCCACTAGAAGTGTCTCAGCCGTTAAAGGCGGCTGTGCCTGGGGCTGCACGACTTGGATCGGATTGGTGCGAGGAATAGCGTTGGCGAGAGCCTGGGACTGAAGGTCGATGGTCTTACGAGCTTGGCCTAGTTCGTTACCCTGACGATGTAAAACCTTTTCAAGATTTACGTGCATCTGGATAAGATCATCTACGCTCTTTCCCTTAAATCTCTCTGGAGCCCCTTTCTCGATAGTCTGCATTTCAGTGTTCGAGGGGTCCGAGAGAGCGTCTCGGTATTCCAAATCAAAATTACTAGCGTCCGAAGAGTCGATATTAGTAGTCATATAGAAGGTCTCCAATACACCTTTAGGCGAGGTGCTTTATAGGATAGTGAGAAAGGACAGAGGAGGTATTAGCTAATATTCCTTAAGATTAGGAGCCCCATCGGCTCTACCACCTTTATCGGTCCTTTTTTGCCACTGCATCTTTGTCCATTTACCGGCAGCCGTAGGGAAATCAGTGGAACTGACTCCCATGTGCCTCCAGTCAATGTGAGGTGCAGAGATTTGCCTATCGGCCGTATCCCCACAATTAGGGCATTTAGCGGTATGCTCAAAGCTGTGAATCAGCTCCTCGAATAGTATTCCGCATTTACGGCACTTAAAATCGTATAGAATTAGCTTACTCATTAGGTTGTTCCTGAGCTTTCTTAGCAGCTTCCATTGCTCTTTCTAGTTCTACAATGTAGTTATAGACGTGATTAGCCCCCTGAATGCGATATAAGGCAGTAGGGTCTATCACGTTCAAAAGCTGGTCCTTTAGATTATTTTGCTTATTCTTAATATCGTCTACGAAGTCTTTCCACCCTGGGGTGGCAAACATCTTTTCGTAGATATCAAATACGTAACTATTTTCCACTGCTAGGTCCTTTAGGTTGTGGCTTGTTCATAGCCGCATGGTGAGTAAGCAAGTTCCCGTGATGCTGTATCTGGTTCTTCTCTTGTCCAAGAGTGTGCTGGGAGCCAAGGGAGAGCATATCGTGGAGATGGTCTTGCTGATGCGAGTGCATCTCGTGAGCCAGCTTGCTGGCCCCAGTAGCGGCCTCAATAGCCTGGATATGGGTCTTTATGGGTTCCATAGCAGCCTTAGTATTAAGGTCCTTAGCCTTGGCCTGGCTAACCGGAACCTCGGCTTGTAGCTTGCCTACTTCAGCCTCCAGCTTGGCAACTTCGGCCATCATACCCCTCATCTGGATCTGGGCTTGAGCTTGCTGCATCTGCTGCTGTTGAGGATTGGGTTGCATCATGCTCTCAATAGCCTGGATGAGCATGGCTCGGCTGGGTCCACTATAGTTCTCGGCAATAGCCCGGAGAACCACATAGAAAGCCGGAGATTGGGGAGGAATGATGGCTAAGAGATTGGTCATTTGAGTCTGTTCGTACTCTCTTGCCATGATGGACATACAAGAGGCGACCTGGAACTCAGTGTTCTTCTTGTACTTCTGAGGATTAAGGGTCTGGTAAGCAAGATAGCTCTTACGGACTATAGGACCAAGGAAATCCTCGTCTATAGTCTGCATAGTGAGCTTTGCTCGCTTAATCATATTACCCATAGCCATACTAGCCGCTGAAGCGGTCTGAGGGCTAGAGGACATAGAAGAGGCTGGCTGGTCGAAAGTACCAGTAGCCATAGCAATCATGTTCGCTAGATCGGAGCTGTGCTCGAACATAGCCGGGTTAAGGGACCCGAACTCAATTGGTCGTATAATCTGCTCAGGATCACCATTAGTAAGCCAGGATTTACCTGGGCGAACTTGGAAGTTCAAGTTTCTAGGCAAACGAGAAGCATCAAAGCCTACCATCGGATAGGTCATAAGAGCCATGGCGTCTATTCTAGCGCGTATTTCGGCGTCTAGAGCCAACTGGGCATTATAAGCTTTTTCTACGACGCCTCGGCCCCAAAACCTGTTCGGGACTCTATCGTGCTGGTAAGCCACGAATCCGCGATCTCCACCCGGAAACGGGTTACGCTCTTTCTTGAGTAGAGCGTTTCCGTTAGCTATAACCACTATAGCTTCTATCATCTCATCAGGCTCGTCCATGGGCATCTTATCCGAGTCTTGAAGCTCGTACTCGGACATTGGACTTATTTGAGGTTCTCCTCGTTTCCCTTCTGAGTCGTCGAAGTATTTAGCCGGGACTTGTCCGTGGTACTCTGTGATGTACGTTCCATCAAGGATATTGACTTCAAGATTCTCGCCTTTTGGTCCTCGGGCAATGATGCCTGTAGCATACCCCGACGCAGATCCGATAGGGACGTTATAGTATTCTCCCGACCTTTGCTTGTTCTCGATTTCAGAGATGGGTCTAATGGTTTCATGAGCACACCCCAAAGCATCGTGAATCGTTAGAGCGGCTGTATCTACTACGAAATTGTATGGGGGAATAGCTTGCCAGTAGATGCAAGTATAGTCTTCTGAACTCTCTTGCATGGCCCCATAGCTGTTCAACTCGTACGAAGAGAGCTTCTTCTTCTCTACAATCCTCTTGGCAATACCTGTACCATAAATAGCCCCGTTTAGGTAAGTTTCGATGATGGCGTGCTGAACTTTATCTCTAGCAAAATCAGCTAAGAGAAAGTCCCTCATCTGCTCGTCTTGCTGAGTAATCTGAGGAGGTTGACCAGGGTCCTCTAGGATATCGAACCATTCCCCTCTACCGAAGGTTGCTTCAACCATCTCAGATACTGTAGCATCAACTGCTTGCTGAGTGGCGGGGGTAATGATTTTGGACCTCTCAGATTCTCTGATCTTGAGTTTAGCGTTCCACTGGCCTCGCCATAAGGCGAAGTACTGGTCCCAGAGGTCGAAATAATTGGAATCACGAGTTACTCTCCATCGAATCACCCTAGACATGATCCACGATACTAAATCACCATCGGTAGCTCTAGTCTTTAAAGACTCCGAGGCTACATTTTGCGGATCACTTGTGACATCTGAATTAATTGTCATAGTCTATTAGATGCCTACTATACTGTCTAAAATGTCAATGTTATCAATAGTACCCATATCGTATCCGTACAAGGTGTCGGCTAACTGATCCACATAGGCTAGAGCATCCAGTGAATCGTCGTGTGAGAGAGGGCTAGGGAAATCGTTACCTTGCTCAATCAGCTTCCTCTGCCAAAGATTAGCTATATCCTCTTTCTTGTTCAAGAAAAGGCGACCTTTTTCAAGACGACCTTCTAGGGCCCACCGAATCCTATCTTCTTTACCGCCTTGTTTCCTAGAACCTGGATCTAAGTCCCATACAGGGAAATATCTA